TTTTCCTTGGATTGCCCTTCGATGATGACTTCGCCTACCGGCTTGAGTTCATCCTTGAGTTTCGTGGTTGCATCGGCCAGCTGTTCTTTCAGCTGACCCTTAATGTGCTCATCAAGGGTGGTCTTCAGGATTTCATCCGTCTTGTCCTTAATGAGTTTATCGAGTTCTTCTTTAGTCATAGTAGACCCTCCATAGGTCTGTGTGGAATTTGTTCTAAGATGTCCCGGTCATCCATCGTTCAGCTATCATCTCCGCGTCCGGCCTTACCCTACTAATGGCTTGAAATCCATTTCCGTGGGGTAACTTGGATGCTGACGATTCCGCCGTTCTTAGAGATGCGGCGACATCAGCCTGTTGTCAGAATGTTATCTGAGCAGAAGCTCGCCCGCGTGCATGATGTGGGTGAACGTGTGGTCAGATGGCCGGATTTTTTATGCGCCCGATATTTCTATCAAACGCCTTTCGAATAGTTCCGGCAAACCCTTTCGTCGTTATTTAACCTTTTTATGAAGATAATTTATATTATCTTTTTAAGGTATCAAAAATAGTTAAGATTAAAAAAAACAATGCCACTATAAAAAAGAATATGATGAATTTCATTATATTCGAACGCCTAAACGCACGGCGCCGACAAGGAAATCCGGCATAACGTCACCTTTGCTCGTGACATTAATGAGAGAGACGTCTACGGATTCGACAGACACTCCGGTCAATGCGCGGAAGATCGCAAGTTTCGCAGAAATGATCTGTGCCAAATCTTCTTCCAGATTTGCGCGATATTGCGCAACCTCTCTTATGTCCATTTTCTCCTCCTTCCCAAACTTAAATAACCCGTCCCCTGACCTTGGCCAGGGCGACCTCTATGGCCTCGGCAACGGCCTTCTTGTAATCCACGCTTCGGATGTATTCGTCGATCAGCACTTCGGCTGTCTTGTCGGGCGCGGTTGGTTCGATGACGATTTCGGGGGATGCGTCGATAACGATATCCGGCTCGGGTTCGATGATGATGTCCTCTGTGGGCGCGGGCGCTGGCCCTGGCGCAGGTGTCACCGGAAGCCGTGCCAGGATAGCCGCAATGTCTTGTCTAAGCGATGCGATCTCGGCTGAGATGTCGGGAGTTTCCTTGAGACCCCATACCGAGGGGATATTAACTATTCCGGGTGTGGGCAACGTAACAACCGACCCGTAAATATCCCCTTCACTATTTTCTGTTATAACAATATCCTTCTTGTGTTCTTCTATCCACTTCTCGGCCTCGGCAACGGTCCATTTGTCTTTATCGAAAAGATAACTTTGAATAACGGTTGATCCGTTGGGATCACTTTTAAGTTTTCCTATTACGGCCTTAATGCCCTTATCTGCGGATATCGTAATGGTGCGAAATGATGCCTTAACAAAGTCATCCGGATCTCTCTGTCGTAATCGGATATAGTTTTCTGTCACATCCGGCTCGGGCTTGGTGATGACCTCGACCTTAACTTCCGGCTCGGGCATAACCGGCGGTGCATCTGTATCCTTTTCGCATATGGTCGTATGCACTTCGGGTACGGGCGCGGGATCAACCTCAATCCCCAGCTCTTCCTTCATGCTCTTGGAATCCAGAATAAGCTCGCCCTTGCTGACGGCCAGGTTAAGGCTTTGCGCATTGCTAGCGACGGGTACATCGGAATGTTCCAAAAGAAGCCACTTGGTATAGATTGCCTTAGCAGTCTCGGCCTCTTCCCGTGGGACGCCATATTCCTTTTCCAGTCTGTCCACTAAATCCTTGAATCGGGCATCATCTTGCCGGATGTGCTCAATCGGGATGAACCCCACGGAATTAGAGTTCAGGAAACCGCCTTTGACGCACTGAAACGCATCCTCTGCAAATTGATGGCTGGCATAGACCGTCTTGGCCAGGATGCCCTTCTTGACGGGCTTAATCCAAACGTCTTTGCCGATCGGAAGTGTGTCATATTTGTGCGAAAACAGGACGCTTGGCGATTGACGAAAGTCATCAAGGATGGCCCCGTCAGGCAATAGAATCTCTCCATCCCTGTCGAGTCTCGGTGTGGTGATGAGCCGGATAGCGGCCCTTTCGCCCTCTTCGATGGTAATATCCGCAGGGTCGATAGGAATACCCTTCCTGACGTATTCGATCTCGTCGGCCTTGACGTGTAGCTTTTGAGCATACTTCTTAGCCCTCTCTGGGAAAATCTCTTTAAGTTTATATCGGTCAGTTCTGAGTTCCATTCAGTACTCCTTATCATTCAATATAGGCGGTTACGGCGCACCGGCAGTTCGGATGCCTAGGCGGACTCATACCATCGCCGTAGTCGTCATCGAAAAACGTGTCCTCCAGCCCGACAACATCGCCGTCCATCTCCGCGCAGATGTCGCAGCAATCCGGCGCGGTCAGCCACTGCTTTTCCTTTACGACCCCGCTTTGCTCATAAGCCTCGACTGCCGCTTGGTTCGATGCCCGGCTTGTCTCCGTGCGCGAGATGATCTCGGCCCGGTAAGTATCCCAGGAATCGAAACACGTCTTGACCTCGGCCATAATCTCGGGGATCGTCTTGCCTTCGGCGAACCCGGCATCCAGGATCGCCCGGAGTTTCTCGCTGTTCACGGCTTCGAGGTTTTCACTAAACTTGAATGTGTAATCTTCGAGCCATTGTTTGATGCGTGGATTCGAGATATCGAAGGCCGTGCCTAAGTTCAGTTCATCGAGTTTATCCTGCCCGAGATCGGCAAGTGCTGCCGTCAAGAGCTTCTTCGTCTCTTTCGATAGGCGATTTTTGAACTGGGAGGCCGGGTACATGATATTATCCGAGACGCCCTTGCGTCCGCCTGCCCGATTGCCGCCCTTGAGCTTCTTCAGGTTCGCCAGGATGATGGCCTTCTCGTCGGCCCAGAGTGCGCGGAGCATCGACTTCCAGCGCTTCTCGTATGGCGCAAGGCGCTTGAATAGCACGTCGAAATAGACGGCATGGGAGATACGAACGGGCTTTCTTTCACCATCCGGCGAAACGGCCAGCGTCAGCTTATGGCGGATCATCTCCTCAGCCTCGGCTCCGCAGATGGCGCGGATCATGGCGTCGGCTATGGCATCGATATGGCGAGGACGAAAATGACGAATCATTCGACTGGCTCCAAGTGCTTTGCCTATGGCATCGATGTCGGAGGGACGAAAAAGATGGGTCATTTCCAATGTAAAAGCTTAACCAATAATCCGAAAAATGCCGTGCCACCAAAAATAAAGGCAAGATATTTAATCATATCAATCCAAGTGGCCCTATTTTCGGCCCTTCGCCAGACCTCATATAATCCCGGATATGACTCGTTCTTCTTTTTCATCTCTCCCTCCTCGTTTATTTTTTCTCACCAACCATGAGATTTTCCGTTGACTCGCAGACCAAATATCTTCAATAGGAAATATTGGATTCGTCCGCAGAACCATGCCATAAAATAATGGCGATGCTCATGATGAGCGAAATTGCCACACGTCCAACAAGGCCGAATCCTTCTCACTTCTCTACTCCGAGCTTTTCCTTTATCCGCTCGATGACCTTCCCGGCCAGCGCATCGGCCTCCTCGTCGTTACCTTCACCGGGGACAGGCTCCCGAATAGTCTCACCTATCGGGACTTGATTGAACGGTATATATACGGTATCCCCACCCTCGACCGGCTCAAGTCCCATGTCGACCCTAGCCTCGTTCCGCGTCATCACCCCCGCGTTGACATACTGCGTCCGCTCGGCGAGCTGGCTTACCCTATCCTCCGGCACCACGTCCTCGAACGCCGCAAACAGCGTCCCGCTCTCGTCGAACATCGGCAACAGCTTTTCGTTTATCTTCTCTTCGATCTTCCTGAGCCGCGGTTGGATGGCGGCCTTGGCGTGCTGGTACTGTGCCCCCTCGACGTTGGCCCGGATGGCGTCCTGCGCCCAAAGTGCAATCGGCGTTCCGAAGGCAGCGCAAATCTCTTCCCGCGTGATGCGCCTGCCCTCGATAAAGCTAATCTCCTCGTTGGTCATGCTGTCCCGGACGTACTTGAGGCCCGGCGGCAGGATGGCGGTCTCGCCGCCCTTCCCCGCCCCGGCGTATCGTTGTTTCCACTCTTCGCGGAGCCGATCCACCTCGATGCTGGATACCTCGCTTGTCGATTCCAACACCCCGCCCGTCCGCGCCTTCTTCTCGAATAGTGCCTCCTCGTACTCATACATCTTAGAATTCGTATAGACGGCATCGCATATCCCGCGCACGACACCCATACCGCGATACTGACTGGCCGGGTTCGGGAAGGAAAACGCGACGATATCCTCAATCGG